GAATTCGATAACTGATCCATTAGCAAACTCGTAACGAAGTAAAGATTTGTTAAACCTATCTTCAATATACCTACCCGTCCACTTCATTATTTTTAAGAAGTCCTTTAACGCACCCCGTCTTAAATGTGGGATTGTTTCAGCGACTATACTTATTTCAATTCCGTGTATTGATAGCGCCTTATTAATTAGCACCGCTAAAATTGAATAAGTTTTAGAAGCCGAAGTACCGCCTTGAATAATTTTAACGCGCTTCTTTAGTTCGAGTACCTTATTCGTTGCTGTTGTCCTCTTGAACATCGGGGAATAAAGGAATTTCGATATTTGTTTGTTCGATTTGCTGAACGGGTGCGCCATAACCACTATCCATTAATGCTTTGTATGCGTTTACATCGCCTTCACGCGCTTTTTTAATTAGCGCCAAGGTCATTAAGTCCTCTTGGCTCATTGTTTCGTTCTCGCCTGTTATTGGATTCTTTAATGACTGATTAACTTCTAACCAACGTCGCGCGATTGTACTTCGGTTCTTACTTCCTTTTGGTCTTCCGTTAGGGTTTCCGCTTTCGCCTTTTTCCCACCTTGGTTCTATTTGTCCTTTGCCTGCCATATCGTTGTTTATTCGTTGTTACTTATCTTTATCGTTTTCTGCTTTAATCATTTGTTCCGTAGCTAAAATATAAGCACGTCTTTTTGATTTTTGATTTTTATTGTAAGTAAAACATTTACCGCCTTCGGCAAATTTAAAACCATCTTTACCATTAAATTGGCAATGTATAATCTTCTCCATTTTTCTTTACTTTTAAAGTTGGGTCTAATTTAATCATTCGTTCTAAAATAACTTGACAATATCTTGGGTCATATTCAATAACTCTTGCTTTTCTTTTGAGTTGTTCACAGGCTATCATTGCAGTTCCACTTCCACCAAAGGCATCGATTACAATATCTCCAATCTTTGATGAGTTTTCTATTTGATAAGCAAATAATCCTATTGGTTTCATTGTTGGATGTTCAGCGTTTCTGTTTGGCCTATCAAATTCAATAATGGTTGTTTGCTTTCTATCTGAATACCATTTATGGCTGTCTCCTTTTAACCACCCATATAAGCAGGGTTCGTGTTTCCATTGGTAATCTTGTCTTCCCATAACCATTGAATTTTTAACCCAAATAAGTTGCTGCTTTAATAACCATCCTGCATCTACCATAGCTTTGGCAAAATTGATTATTTCACTTGAAGCGTGCCATACATAAATAGCACCACCTTTTCTTACTGCCGTTGTTAATGCAGTATAAAAGTCATAAAGGAATTTGTAAAAATCATCATTACCCATTGAGTCGTTTTGAATAGTAAGTTTTTCTTTTGTGCCTCCTTCATAAGCTACATTGTATGGCGGGTCAGTTACAACCATATCAGCTAACTCTCCCTGCATTAGTTTTTCAAAAGTATCCGTTTGGGTACTATCTCCACAAAGTAAACGGTGTTCTCCTATTTCAAACAAATCTCCAATAACAATATCAGTTTCAATACCACCTTCAGGAATTTCAAATTCATCCTCTTCTGCTTCGAGTTCTTCTTTAACGCTTAAATCAATAGGTAAATCTAAACCCCATTCTTCGAGTTTATCTACCTGCCATTCATTAGCTAAAGTATCCCAATCCCACTCTCCGAATCCAACGTTATCTTTTACAATAAATTCGTCTTTTTGTTCGGCTGTAAGGTCTTTCGCTCTAACTATTGATACTTCACTATACCCCGCTTCTTTAAGTGCCTTAAAACGCATATTTCCGCCTAGTATAATGTTATTCTCATCCACTACTATTGGACGAAGTTCTAACATTTGTGGGAATTCCTTAATTGACTTAACTAATTTCTTAAACTTTTCGTCTTTAATTAATCTTGGATTCTTCGGGTTCGGTTTAATTTCCGATAGTTTTACTTTTTCTATTTTCATTTGATAAATTTTCTTCATAAGTAGACGAACAAACCGCCAAACGTTGGTCGGTGTTATCGTATTCTTTTACCATTACGTCGTCTACCATACAACGTTGCACGAATTCTTTTTTAGATTCGTCTTTATTCGGCTTCGGTATCGGCATTTTGTTCGGCTTTATATACTGCGTAAAGTTGGTTTAGTTTGTTTACGATTTCACGTAAGCAAGAACCGCACGAAGTTGGTTGTACTCGTTCGTGTAAAACTCGGTTGTAAATCTTTAGTAAATCCCGTTGTTCGCTAGGACTTACGCTACTTCTACCACGATTATAAAACGTGTCTAAATAGGAGTATTCGTCTTCCGTTAGGCATTCAGGTTTTTTATAGCGCCAAAGTTCGTTTAGCTTTGCTTTGCGTTCATCGCAGCCGCAATCCTCGCCCATTACCCATTTAGCAACTTTTGCTATTCCTGTAACTTCTAAAATGTTTTCGACGGTGTCTCCTAATCCTTCGGCTTGTTTTTTTCTTGGTCTTCCCATAACTATTTATTTTTATTGTTAAAGTATTCTTGACTTAATTCGAATAAGTCTTTTCTTAAAATTTCGTTTTCTTTTTTTAAATCGTGGTAATCTTCGTAAAGTTTATTATATCTATCATACCATTCAGCCGCTCTTATTTTGCGCTGTTTTAATTCTTCGTTTAATACTTTTAATACGTGTTTCATAACATTATTTAATTAATTCGTAATCCTCGTTTTTGTAGTCCGTGTAATCTTCCCCAACGGCTACCCTTATTTTTTGTTTGCAGTTCTTTAGCGTGTTAAAAATGCTACTCGAACTTATTTTCGTTTCGGCTGCAATATCCCGAATTGATAAATCCGTGTCTCGGTAAAGTTCGAATAACTTTTGGTCGTACCAATGCCACGAGTCCACTTCGTTTTCTATTTTACCCAATATCTTTAAGTAGGCTTCGTGTTTATCTAATTGGCTCGGTTCGTCTTTTATTTGTATCGCCTCAATATCAAACCCTTCAAATTTTCCTTTATTACGAATAGCATAAAGGTACATATTACGAAGAGTGAAGTACATAAATCCTTTATTGATTTGACCATTTGTTATTACGTTTTCAGGTTTCGTGTATTTATATAATCGAAGGTAACATTCTTGTACAAGGTCTTCAGCGTATAAATCTTCGCCAAAACTTTTTACTAATTTTACCCATTCTTTGTGATCTTTTGCCACATCTTTAAGCCATTCCATAAGCTTAGTTTGTTGTCAAATATAATGATTAATTTTTAATCGCAACAAAACATAAAAAAAAGCCACCTTATTCGGGTGGCAATCCATTGTAAAAACGATAAACGAATGCGTCTAACTTCTTTGCAGTTTCTAAACTTACGGGCTTACCGAGTAAGAACCTATCTAAGTTATATTGGTGCATTTTGTGGCCTCGTTCTTTTATTTCGGTTACTATTTGATTCCGTGTTTTTGTTTCTAGAATCTTACGCAAGTAACCTCGTAAGGAGTAATCGTCTATAAACATATTAAAAAGGTAAATCGTCTTTCTCAATTATTTGCGTGTGGACTTGTTTCGGGGATTCGTTCACGTATGGTTCGCTAAATGAACACGAAAAGTATTTAGTTCCTTTGGAAGATTCTTTAAGCCAAAGTGCTATCTCCATTTCTTTTCCGTTTACGTTTACTTTTCCTCGGTAGTCGGGTTGCTTTTCGTTCGTCTTTTTGTCGTTCTTGAAAATTGCACCGCTGTTTACTTTTGTTTCCATATTACTTAATTAAATTTATTACTATTATTACTCCCGTTACATATCCAAAGGCCAACGAGAAAGCCATTTTAATTCGTTCGTTCCAATTTTCCGAGTCAACCATATACCCTGCAAAAGGTAAACCTAGAAACGGACTTATAAAAGCGAAGAATAACATTCCTGACGTGTTTGCTTCCGAAACGTATCTTATGTAAAAGGTTGAACATATTTCGATTATTAACGCGCTTAAAAAGATTATTCCGTACTTCATTTGTCAAGGTTTATTTCGTGTTCTTGTAGGCTATTAAAAAACGTTTCTCTTATGCGTTCAACCATTTGGTATTCGTCTGCGTTTAGTTCTTCGTATTTCCATAGCTTACGTAGTTCCGCTTGCATTTCCCAAAGAACGTTTAACATTGCTTGTCCTTTAGTTGCGCAATAGTATTCCGCTTCTTCGTCGGGTAGGTTAAATTTGAGTGTTGCTTTCATAGGTTTGTTTATAGTATTTTTCTGCTGTTGAATATGGCTTATCTCTTAATAAAAATGATGTGTTATAAGCCTTAATAATCTGCTCTTTCTCCATCTCTTTGGCTTGTTTTAAACATTTGTTAATTGAACTTATATCTAATGGTGTTAAAAGTATATGTTCATATAACCACTCTACTGCCGTTTGTTTCATAATTCTTTTTTAAGTTTCTCAATATAAAGTGTAGCGTCCATAAGTTCTTCCTGAAGGTGGTTAAGCCACCCTATTAAATCCACGTCTTTGCGGTCTAAATTAGTTCCGTATTTTCGTGTCCCTCGTTTACTTCGTTCGTGGTACTTTGTCATTACTGCCATTAATACCGTGTCTTCGTGTTTTGCTTCGTTTTCGTGTGTTATGTTCATATTGGTTCAATTTTAATTACTTCAACCGCCCAATTAATAGGGTACCACGCTAATATATTTTTATTGCAGTCATCAAACCTAACTAATATACCATCTTCGGTTTTTTGAATTACTGCGTTATGAAAAATAACTTCACTTGTTTTGTATTCGGGGTTAGTTATTCTTAAAAATAATCTATACCCGTCTTTTGGTGGTTTTGGTAGTGGTGTTTGTGGCATTATATTGTTTTCATTAATAGGTTATAATATTCACGGCATAGCTCCACGCGTTCTTTGATTGCTTCTATTATTTGTTCGTCGCGTTGAACGAACCAATATTTAACCCTTCGGTTGTTTGGTATATGGCTAAATTTGTGTTTAGATTCTATTTCGTTTCTTACTTCCGTGTTTTCTTCGATTAGGTGTAACTTCCAATGCGCTCGTCTTACTTCGTCTTCAACCATTTCTAACGGGGTGTCTATCAAACAATACGCTAACACGGATTCCGTTTTACCCGTTAACCACATATACCCCTGTAATTGGTAAAAGTAATCTTTGTTTGGTATTTCAGTTTCAAAGAATGGAAACGTTGAAGCGTCCCAACTACTTTTAACGTCTATTAATACTTCGTCCGTGTTTACGTCGGGCGTTCCTGTAACCCAATCATTACTGAAGTGTTCGTCGTTCTTGTAAATGAACTTGTAATTTAGTACCTCGTTAACCAACGCTATCGAAAGGTCTTCTACTTCGTTACCTTTGTCCGTGTAACGTGAACTAAATTCCTTACGTATTCCATACTTTTCTAATAAGACAAGGTCTTGTACGTACGTTTTTGCGGTTTGGCTTAGGACTTCCCCCGACTTGCGGGGGTTAGTCATTATCTTACCAATTTGAGAACATCGGACTTTCATACGTTTTCGAGTAATTTAATTTGAGCATCCGTTAAACTAAAATTCGATAGTAATTCTTCTTTAGTGTACTTACCCTCAGCGATTGCTTCTAATGCTTTGCCTAAACGCTTTTGGTCGATATTAGGTTTTTTAGGTTCGTGTTTTACTTGTTCGCCCGAAGCGTCCGTATCTTTGTCCGTTACTAATCCGAGCGCGGAACTCAAAGCGTATCGTCTAAAGTAAGTAACACCGCTTCCGAATGATTGGTAATCGTTCATACCTTTTAACGTAACTTGTGGAATGGCTACTTTAGATTCTAAATTTTCGCCACTTTCAATATGAAAAATAACGGTAGCAATATAGTCCACACCTTCTTTAGTGTCTAACAACTGCGTAAACCCTAATCCGTGTTTAGCTAAAATCGGGTTAATCTTTTCAAAGATAGCGGGTAAATCTGCGTAAGAATAACCGAAGCCTTGCGTACCTTTGTGAATTACGGGTACTTCCTGTTGGAAGGCTGCCAACGATTTAAATAAATGTTTCATAGCGTATAAATTTTAATTACATACAAATATAAACATTATATTTTAATATGCAACTATTTTTATTAAATTTTTTTAATTTTTCTTTTCGATGAGTTCTTTTGACCTTTCAAAGTAAGCCATTAACTCAATATCGTTAACGGAATGCTCGCGGGGTTTTCTACCACCTACCCTTATTTGTCCTTTAAGTTTTTCTAGTTTCCCGTATATTATTCCATCGTAACATTTCCAAATAATTACGGGGTTAATCTTTTTATCCATTAACTTAAGTAATTTTCTTACGGCTATTGGTAGAGGGTAGGCTTCTTGTATTGTTTTATTTCTTCCTTTTACTTCTGCGTAACCTATTATCCGTTCGTCTTTAATTAGTTCAAAGTCTATATCGTGTTCGTCTAGTTTTCTGCAACTTAATTCGTATTGATTGCAAAAAATTGCTATTGCTTCGGATTCGTTTTGTAAGTCTTTAAGCGTTTCAAATCTCATTTATTTTTTGTTTGTATGTTTTTATTATTTCTTTAAGTTCGTCCCGTGTGTACTTTCGTGTTTCGTGTGCTTTGGCGTGTAGTTCTATTAATTTATCCGCGCCTATTCTTTGTTGGATTCCTATTTGGTAGTTCAA